GCATGCATGTGTTGAGCGTCAGCCATCGCCATCTTTGTCTCTTGTTTCTTTTTATAGATGTGCGTTGCTGCGTTTAATCCCAGCTTTAGTGCGCTAAACCACATTTTAGTACCACTTAGCTATACTTTGTTTTTCTGGAAGCATTCTTTTTTGTCCTCTTACTTTTTCAGACATTACTTCTCCAGCTTTTGGAGTTGGAATTTCTTTTCCACCATTAGGTGCCCCAACTTCCATTTGAGATTTTATCTCTTTTTTATTTTTTTTCATTTTTTCTCCTATTTTTGCTCACTCCAGCCTCAGAAAGAGCAATTGCAATTGCTTGTTTCTTATTTTTAACAGGTTTTTTAGATTTTCCAATCGGTAATTTTCCTTTTTTGTACTCTCTCATGACTTTTGCTATTTTTTTTTCTGTTTTTTTCATTACATTCCTTAATTATTCTTTAATTCATGCTGTAAAACAGTTTTTGTAAGCGAAGTATCAGCTCTTAACTCAGCTAATTCTTCATTTTGTTGTAATTTTTGCTGATCAGTCATCTGATTCATCATCGCTTTCATCTTATCTAGGTTAATTCTTTCCTCATCTTGCTCTTTTCGTCTAGAATTTTCCTGTGCTCTAATGTCAAGCTCTCTTGCTTTTAGTTTTGCAATTGGATCATTACCAAAATCACCATTAATTTTCTTTTCTTCCTTAATATATTCATCCATCATCTCTGCTACAAGCACAGCTTTTCTAGATTCTATCTTCATATTTAACTGCATGATCATTTGTTGCATTTGTGGGTCCTGCATTGCTTGTGGATTTTGTTGCATTGCCTGTATTTGTTGTATTTCTTTTACAAATTCCATTTCAACTTGTTCTAATGCCATTAAAGATATGTGTTCAAAGATATTTTTTTGTAATGATGCTTGAATCACTGGAGTATTCTTTGCCATGTTAGTTGCCATAAAATGTAAATGAGCTGTAATGTGAGCTCTATGGTCTTGTCCCTTAAATGCTTGGAATGGAATTCCAGATAAAGAATCAATATGTTCTAATGATGGATCTTTAGGCATTGGTTTTGGTGGTTTCTTTAAAATTAAATCTACATTCTTAACACCTAATGCTTCATACATATTTCTATATGCAGCGTATAAATTATGTAACTGTGGATTTGATTGAGCTAATTGTAATTCAGTTTGAGCTAAAGATATTCTTTGTGTTTGAGAAAATATATTTGGATCTGCAACTGGAATAATATCTACTCTGTCATCAAAATCAGATTGTTTAATCATTTTTTGACCACCTACAATGTCGTACGGATATTCTTGCGGTAAGTATAATTTAAATACTCTAGATAATAATTTAAATTCATTTTTAAGTGCTGCGTATAATCTTTTATGAATAGCACTCATGGTTCTTGAACCACGTTCCAACAAGGCTACTGTCGTACCCACTGCGGCTTGTTGATTACCCTCTCCTACCTGCATATCAGCTATAGATGCGAAACGCTGACCAGCTTGTACTACGACACCCATAAGTTGAAGAAGTGTTGCACTTGGCTCTTTAAACGGAAGCGTCATAAATGCATCTCTTATGTTTCCGCCAGGAGCATCTACATCTCTGAATTCACCAGGTTGTATAGATTGCGCATCATCTCTAATTCTGATTCCTCTTTGTTTAAATCCAGCAGGTAAGTTTGATAAAGTTCCTGCATCTAATAATGATCTCAATGCCGACGTTGCAGTTCTAGATAATCCACCAATCATGTGGATTAAACCAAAGCCATAGAAACCTAGGCCAGGTAAAAATTTAAAGTGTACGAAGTATGAAATTTTTTTACGCTTTGGATCAGCAACTTCGTAGTTTCTTCTAATCGACAATACTTGTCTAGAGTTTGCTTCAACCGTTACAATATAAGGTAACTTAATACCAGTCATCTCCCCATCGGGCCCTCGGTCTTCAAAACCCTCTAGGTCGAGATTAACATGACATTCGATTAATGTGAAGACATCTTCTTGTCTTCCAGTTTGTTTTACACCTTCTAATTCATGTTCTTTTTTTTCTAAGTCATCTTGTTGGTCATAACCTGAAGTTAATTCTATATCTCTATAGAATCCTCCGACTTGTTGTTTTCTTAAATCATTTTCTGAAATTTTAATTCGATGCATAATCGCTTCCGCATCGTCTAATGAGGTAGCACTATACGGAACGATTAAGTCATCTGCAGGAACAAACTTTGATACAGCTCTTCCTAATAAATCATCATAGTAAACTTTTTTAAATGACGAACCTGCTAGTGGTAAATAAAATAACATTTGATCAAACTCTGGTTCATACTCTTTCATCTGATCCATGATTTGATAATTCATAAATTCTTTAACTCTACTCGCTTGAGATTCTCTTTCAGGTGTAATTGCTCCAATGATTTGAGTTCTTACAGGTCCTTGAGCCGGGAGCAATTCTTTATAGGCCAAAGCTTGGAATTGAGTAACCGCTTCTGCTAACACAGGATGCGTTGCACCAGCGGCACCTTGGAAGGGTTCGGTTCTGTCTTCATATTTAAATCCTAAAAGATCAAGACCTTTAGTATATGATTGTTCCCAGTCTTGTCTTGAAGATTTATAGTCTGTGTAGTTTTGAAATAATTCTGAACCAAGAGGCGCCAATATTTCCTCTGGTAGTAACTCTGCTAGATTGTCGTAGTGATTTTCTGATTGAGCCTGGTTGAAGGCTCCTGGTTCAAAATTAATTTCTACACCACCATCTTCTAATGGTGTAATTTCAGTTTCACCAACTTCTGGTAAATCTTCTTGTAATTCAATGTTCTCTTCTCTAGAAGTTTCTGGATCCTCTATTTCAATTGATTTTCTAACTTCGTTTGGAAGTGCTTTTTCTATGTCTGACATTAGTTTTCTCCAATCTTACATCTTTAACAGTATTGTACTCAATATTCAAGCCTTGTGATTGTGGACCCTTTTCGGGTGGTGGTCCACTCTTTTTACCAAATTTATATTTACTAGGATGTTTAAATGCAAAAGTCATTACCAATAATAAGTTCGTTTTTTTCTGGGTAAGTCATTATCTTTATAGTCTTCTGGGTGAATAATCAAGCCCCCTTGTCTAAATCTCATTAAAGCTTGTGTTGTGCTATCTACCAAGTCATCATGATCTCCATATGGAAAAGAAGCACATTCTTCAATTACTTCTTGTGCAAACTCTCTATCTTTAGGGGCCCAAACCATTCCAGACTCAAACATTGGAGCAACAGAGTTAACTCTTGAATGTTTATCATTTCCTTTTGATGGAGAAAAATTTATAACTGGAATTCCCATTTGTCTTAACTCATAAGTTAATGGTAGACCTGATGCCTTAGCTTCAACTAAAACAGTTTCAGGTTGCCAATAATCATATTGTTCTTTTGCCATTCTCCTTAGTTCAGGAAACTCTAATCTTTCTTTTACTGCATCTAATAAAATTATATGTTGAGGATCACCTTCATTCTCGTGAAAGATTCCCCAAGTTGTAATTGCACTATAGTCCGCTGTTTCTTTTTTCATGAACGCCGTATCATAACTTTGTATGACGTGTTGCAATGGAGGTAAATAATCTTTGTCCCAATTCTGCCACCACTCACGTTTTAATAATGCACCTTCTTCTGCAGTTGGGTTTTGCATGTATTGTGCATTCCATTTTGCAATACCAGCAGATGCTTTTACTTTTTCTAATTCTTCTAACTTCCAATACTCTGGCCATACAGGTTGATCGTTTGGCATGATTGCAGGAAATTCTATAACTTCCCATTGATCTGCTTTTGCTTCTTTAGCTCCAGCATTTACAAGTTGTGCTGTTAAATCTTTTGTAGACCATCTTGTCATTACAATAACAATAGCTCCACCAGGCTGCATACGTTGTCTTGGTCCTGATGTGTACCATTCATATGCATTATCAAATGCATTTGGAGAATTTACATCTTGCTCAGAATGTGGGTCATCAATAATTAATAAGTCAGCACCCCTTCCGGTTACTGCACCTTGGACACCAACTGCAAAGTATTCACCTCCTCCACTAGTTTCCCAACGACCAGCAGCTTTTGAATCTTCTCTTAATCTTGTTTTAAATAATTCTTTATACTCTTCTGAGTCCATTAATGTTTTAGCTTTACGACCAAAACGAATTGCAAGTTCTGCTGTGTGAGTTGCTTGAATAATTTTTAAATCAGGTTTATTACCAATCATCCAAGCTGGTAAAAAATAAGATGCGAATTCTGATTTAGTATGCCTAGGAGGCATATTAATAATTAATCTTTTACATTCTCCAGTTAGGATTCTATTAAACGCACTTGCAATTTCTGTATGGTGCCTACCTTCAATAAATTCAGGCCAGGTGTATTTCACAAAAGATAAAAAATCAGATCTATATTTATTTTGAGTTGATTTCTTAACTCTAGTTAAAATATCTAATTTTAATTGTCTTCTGACTTTCGGATCTGCAATTGCATTTATTTTTTCTAAACTAAGCATAATATTTAATTATGGTACCAAAAAGTTTTTAGCAGGAATCTATTTCTAAATCAAACAATATACTGCATATATTAGGTACCATATTTTAGAAATCTACCCCTCCCCCCTTTTAAAAAGTTCGATTTTTGGTTTTGGCTTGGTACCTCTATCTTATGGGTGGGGCCCGCCCACATGCTCTTCTCTGCCTGCGACACTTTGTCGCACCACTAGATGTAGTAGTGCGACATTATGACATATTGACTAGCCCATACAATCCTTGCAGTAGCCTTGTTTCCATGACCACCAATCAAGTGAGATAGTCTGACTACACCCACGACAAGTGTTCGTATTCTCGCAATATTCGTGAGCCTTCTGCCTCGCTTCTTTTTTAGGCAAGCCTTCACTCACGAATTGCTGAATCTTCTGTTCAACTACTGTTCCCATTACTGACTATTCAATTCTGGAAATGGTAGTTCTAATTGAGAGTAATTGAAGTCTTTATCACTAACAACTGAACGAGGTTCGTTGATCGCTTCAAACATCACAATATTAAAACTTTCAGTTTTCTTTTTTAAAATATCGTGAGCTTCTTTTTTCTTTTTAATCTCATTAACATCTTGAGATTGTTCTACAACTGAAAATGTATCTTCCACCATTTTAGAATTGTAGCTTGTTTTTTTTATTAGTAAGTATGTCATATTATTTATACCTTTCTGTTATGGGATAATAATAGCATTATCCCATAACCTTTGTCAAGTGTTAGTTTTCTTTTTTAAAATTAGGTAAAGCGTTCAATTCAGTATCCCACCTTAACCCGATTTTCTTACTTACATTATCCAAAGCAATAGCGAGACTGTCTGGTGTTCCACTTTCCATAACAGTATCAATCGCTTTTTCTTTAAGCTCTTTTAACTGTTTAAGTCTAGCACCTTCAGGTCTTCGTTCTACTTCTTTTTCTGCAAGATTAGAAGCCCAGTCTCTTAACTGTTCCTCGCAATCTTGAAGTGTAAGTTTATCGTCTCTATAACTACTTCTCATATTTCTAAACTTATAGTTTAGTTCTTCTTCAGTAGGTTTTTTCTTTTCAAAAAAAGTTAGTGCTGTTGCTCTAGCGTCTTCTAACATTTTTTCTGCTTGTCTAAATTTATTGATGATTTTATCAGCACCAATTTTTTTAGATAGTTTCGCAACTGCTTTGTCTGTTGCTTGTGTTTTAAACTGTTTAACTAACAGTTCAGCGTCATCAATTAGAGGATCAAATTGTCTTCGTACTTTTCTTTCAAAATGATCTAATTGATATTTAGTCATTGTTTTACTCATTGTGTTATCCTTTCTTTTAGTTAATACGATCACATTATATTTTTATTTGACAAATACCATTGGACAAATTGTCGCAGTTTGTTTTTCTTTTTTTGGGTGGGCCCCGCCCACAAGCTCTTCTCTACTTTAGAATAGTTCTAAATTAGGTGCGACGTTATGTCATATTTATGTTTCACGTGAAACATGGTATAGTGATAAATTATGAAAGGAGGTAAGAATATGAGAAAGTTATACAGATACATTAGCTTTGATCTATTAAACAAGCTTAACAAAAAAGCTGTTAAGAATAAAAAAAATAGATCACTGACTGATGAGTTGATTAAGTCATTGGACAAGACAAAAGTCTTTCCAATAACTATGTCACTACTACACAACGACGTTGAAATGAGATGTGAAATTCTTTTTAACCAAAATGGAAAAACAGGATTTCTAGATCTTGATTTAAAAGATTATCAATCGTTGCCACGAGCAACGGTGTAAAGAGAAGTTGCAGGCGGGAAACCGCCTGCGACAATTTTGACAATATCAATTAATTTTATTTGTGATATTGTATCGATATCAGTAGTCGCCAGCGGATTGGTAGGAGCCCTTTAATCCCGCTACTGATGGGACTGATCCAGGATCACACCGCAACTTGTTGCCGTCTTTCCTGGATGCTGATCCCTGGACATTGGCACTGGATACAGTGTTAGGCCAGTTGCCTAGGCTATTAAAATAAAGCACGCAGGCCTCAATCCAATGTCCTGGGATCAGTGGGCAATACCGCCACCAGGCTAATGGTCCAGGCCAGGACCTGCAACCTGAAGTAAGGGACGCCTACTGGTCTATTTTTTTTTTTTTTTTTTTTTTTGGGTGGGACCCGCCCACAAGCTCTTCTCTCAGGTGCGACAATTTGACCAATATACAGGGCCCGCGGATCTTGTTATAGTTGGATCATATGAAAGCAAAAGAAGCAAAAGAAATTACACACAGCCTGAGCAAGCCAGGCAAAATGCCTGGTTATGCTTACAGCATCCCAGCGCATGAATGCAAAACAGGAACAAAGCTTCGAGGCGTTCCTGGTTCAACTTGTTTTAAGTGTTATGCTTACAAGCGCGGCAGGTATCGATTTCAAAATGTAATAGATGCACAATATAAAAGATTTGAAGCGCTGCAGCATCCATTATGGGTTGAAGCCATGGCAATGCAAATTAATTCAAAAAAATCTAAATGGTTTAGATGGCATGACAGCGGCGACGTTCAGAACCTGGACCATTTAAATAAAATTTTTGAAGTTTGTAAGTTAACACCTGAAATTAATCACTGGTTACCAACTCGAGAAGCTTGGACCAAGGAACACGTAAAAAGAGCGCCTAAAAATTTAATAATAAGATTCAGCGCGCCAATGATTGACCAGCCCGCGCCTGCAAGCTGGCCGCATACATCAACAGTAGTTACAAAGGGCGCAACATGTCCAGCCCCAAAGCAGGGCAACCAATGCAAGAGCTGCCGGGCGTGTTGGGATAAGAAAATTAAAAACATTGCATATGGTGAACATTAAACAACAAACAGTGAACCCTTATTGGGTTCAAAGGCGCAAGCAACGCGAAGCTAAGAGGCGCAAGCGAGAAAGGGAAAAGGTACAAGCTACAAGCAACAAGCCTCCCCCTGGGGGGGAGGGTGTTTGGGTGGGTCCCGCCCACAAGCGCGCTGCGTCAAATTGTCGCGCGTCAATCTGTCATGTTGACACGCATATTGTCGCAGGGGCCGAGGCACAAGGTCACAGGCGCAAGTGCGACGTTTTGTCATGTTCTAAAAAATTTTTTTCTGTGCGATTATTCCCTCATGTCAATTTAACAAACGGAGGTGAATATGGCATTACAATACGACTACACGGCCTTGGACACAGAAGGATGGACCAAGGAGCAGCACGATACAGCTGCAAATTTTTGTTGGACAATGATGTCCATCGATATGGGTACGGTTACCAAGGAGAATGCCGACGAGGTTATTTTCCGGATCATGTTTCTTCAGATGTTGGAACTAGGTCCATGGACCCGAACGTATTCTTTGATGGAGGTCAAAGGCCAGGTACACGGAATGATCGGCTACAAATGCAACGTAGCTCACGACCCGCGGTACAAGTTTATTCGAAGGTGGATCAAGGCCGGAGAAAGATGGCTGGAAGAAAAGCTGGAGAAGAACGAGGACTTTCTGAAATTCAGAAAAAGATAGTTTCCCCTCCAACCCCAGGCGAGAAATCGCCTGGGTTTTTTTATGCCTGGATAATAATTAATAATTGTTGGAAGGCACAAGCATCAAGCTGAAAAAGGCACAAGCATGGGCGGGCCCCGCCCACAAGCGCGTGGCGCGACGTTATGTCACATTGACAAGATATTCTTGGATCTCGGTCCATGATTCGGCAATCGGGGACACCGGCTCACGCTCAATGATGCGCAGTATATCTCTTCCTGTATAAAGTTTTATGGACAAAGGAACGAGGGCCTTTGCCAGGATAAAAGTATTGTTTGGATGTTTCACATGGAACGCTATTTGGTGTGGAGAGAAGGTCAATTTTTTACGTTTTTCTACCTTCAATTCAACAGTAAAAAACTTTCCTTTTTTATTGTAACACAATAGATCTGGCACACCTGCAGATGCCCAACTTTCTAGTCTTGTAAAGGATATTTGATTAATATTTTTCTTAACTTCTTGCCAAAGTTTGGACTCATCTTTTGCCATAAATTCGCCGTAAGTTGTGTGGTGATAATTTCTTTAAAACGTAACTAAAGTTTATTTATAACTTTACCCATTCTAGCCTTTTCAGGTTCAATAGTAATTATTATTCTATGACTTTCTCTGACACCAATTAATTTATTTTCCATTAATTTAATACCTGAGACATCATAAAATTGACCATTGGGTAATACGACTTGAACTCTTGCATCACCACCTACTGGTGATTTAATAAACTTATCTAATACTTGTCTGAATAATCTACCTGATATCATACTTTATAAAAGCGGGGCCCAGTATCCTATCAGTCTCCCGATATTCGTAAGCCGACCCCACTTAATTAACTAAACGAAACGGAGGTAACGTTCAGTTGACACATACTATTTTTTACGTTAGAAGTCAATAGATATAACTGAGTCAGAATGTCGCATGAGTTTACCAAAGCAATTAACACCAAAACAAATAAAATTTGCACAAGAATTAGTCTACAATGAAGGTAGAAAAACAGCTACTCAATGCGCAATAGATGCAGCATATGCTGAAGATAGAGCTCATGTAACAGCTTCAGAACTACAAAATCCAAAGCATTATCCTCTCGTGGCTCAATACATTGGTGAATTAAGACAAGAGATAAGAAAGAAATATGATATTGATTTTGAATCTCACTTAGCTCAACTGGGTGATATGAGAAATAAAGCTTTAGATAGTAAAGCTTGGACAGCAGCTATCAACGCAGAAGTTGCTAGAGGTAAGGCTGCAGGTTTATATATTGAACAGAAGATTATTCGTACTGGTAAATTAGATGATTTATCAGAAGAGGAATTAGATAAAAGAATATCAGAA